CACCCGCAACATTTAATCAGATAACTCAAGGACAATTATTTTTTAATTCAACAACAAACACTTTTAAAGAAACGATAACAGACATACCATCTGGTACGTGGGCTTCAGGGGCAAGTTTTCCACAAGCAGTAACAGAAAAAGGTGCAGCCGCCTCATCTAATAGTAACGGAGTTTTTGGAGCAGAGTCTCCAGTTGCAGCCACATTTGAATACGATGGAACTAGTTGGACAGCTGGTGGAACTCAAAATACCTCAAGACAAGCAAATTATTTTGGAACGGGTAGTAGCACAGCGGCTATATTTGCAGGTGGAAGTGTCCCTCCCTCAAGAACTGCTAATGCTGAAACATATAATGGAAGCTCTTTTACAGAAGTCAGTGATTTAAACAGCGCAAGATCAGTTTTAGCGGCAGGTCCTGCCGGAACTCAAACTTCAGCTATTGCTGGAACAGGAGGCACAGGTCCTGGGCCAAATGACGGATCAGTTTTATCTGAGTCTTGGAACGGATCAGCGTGGACTGAAACAGCAGACTTAAGTACCTCAAGAAGATTAGCTGGTCAAATGGGTGCTTCTAATACATCTAGTTTAATAGTAGGAGGTGCTTTAACTTCTCCAGGAGCTAGAACTGCAAACACAGAAGTTTGGAATGGTTCTTCATGGACAGAAGTTAATAATTTAAATTCAGCTAGAAACAATTTAGCAGGAGCAGGAAATGTTTCTGTTGGTATTGCTTTTGCAGGTAATGAAAACTCACCTCCTTATAGTGCAAAAACAGAAGCTTGGAATGGGACTTCGTGGAGTGAAGTAAATGATATGTCTAGTCCAAGACAATATGTAAAAGGTGGTGGAACTGCTTCAAGTGCAATAGCCCTAGGAGGTTACATTGCAGGACCAGGTGAAGCTTCAGCTTTAACAGAAGAATGGACAGCAGATTTAAGTAACAAAACAATTACAGCGAGTTAATTATGGCAACGTATAAGGAAATAAAAGGCGTAACAGTACAAACACTAGACACGGATCCAACTGTAAATGTAGGGTCTTGGGCGGCTGGTGGAAGTTTAAATTCTGCTAGATATGCCTTAACAGGCATGGGAACACAAACAGCGGGTTTAGTAGCAGCTGGAGCTGTTCCTGGAAGTGATGGATCGGCGTTAGTTGAGAAGTATAATGGTTCCTCTTGGACAGAAGTTGCAGACTTAAATGGTGCAAGAAGAGAATTAGCGTCAGCGGGAACTGATACAGCCGCTATCGTTTTTGGGGGCGGAACACCTGCTAAATCACTTACAGAATCTTGGGATAATTCATCTTGGACAGAAGTATCAGATTTAAATACAGCAAGATACCAGTTAGGTGGTTGTGGAACATCAACAGCTGCCTTAGCTTATGCAGGTGTACCAGCTCCTCCTGCTAAAAATGAAACAGAATCTTGGAATGGTTCTAGTTGGACGGAAGTTAACAATGTAAATACAGCTAGAGGTTTTGGTGGATCATTAGGAACACAAACTGCTGCCTTACTAATAGGAGGAGACACTTACAATCCATCACCCAATAAAGTTGCAAATGTTGAACAATGGAATGGCTCTAGTTGGACAGAAGTATCAGATTTAAATACGGCAAGAACATCAGGAGAGGGATCAGGAACAGTAACAGAGGGTATATTTTTTGGTGGAAATACAGGATCAGTTTCTGCACTAACAGAAGCTTGGAACGGTTCAGCGTGGACTGAAGTTAATGATTTAGCAACAGCTCGTTCTAATATTTCAGGAGCTGGAACAGGGTCACTTGCGTTTGCGGCAGGTGGTTATACGACAACTGGTGTTGCTAACACAGAAGAATGGTCTTTCCCTTCAGGACCTCACTTAAATGAAGGTGATTTATTTTTATCTGGAGGCACAACGTTAAAAGGTTTTGGAAAAGCGGCTGGAATACCAGCAGCGACTTGGGCCACTGGAGGTAGTTTAAATGTTACATCTAAAAACACTATTCAAGGAGCAGGAACACAAACAGCAGCTTTATCGGCTGGAGGTAGCAGCGGTGATCCTAACGCCGATACAAAAGTAGCCACGGCAGAGGAATACAATGGAACAAGTTGGACTGAAGTAAACGATTTAAATTCAGCTAAAACAATTTGCACTACCACTGGAACTCAAACGGCAGCAATATTATTTGGAGGATCTCCTGCTGTTGCTGAGACCGAACATTACAACGGATCCACATGGACAGAAGTAGGAGATTTAAATACAGGTAGATATGAAATATCTGCAGCAGGAGGATATACAGCAGGTTTAGCTTTTGCTGGAAGAACTCCAGGGACTACTTACAATTCAATAAATGAATCTTGGAATGGTTCTGCTTGGTCAGAGCAAGCAGATTTAAGCACAGCTAGAAGAGGAGCATATGGCTCAGGGTCACAAACTGCTGCGTTATGTAGTTCAGGTTCAATAAATAGTGCCCCTACGTACCTAACACCAAATGTAGAATCTTGGGATGGATCAGCGTGGACAGAAATTGCAAATGTAAACACTCAAAGATATGCGGGTGGAGCAGCTGGTGCTCAAACATCAACATTAATTATTGGAGGTTATTCAACGCCTCCCGGCGATCCAGAAGTAGAACATTGGAACGGAACAAGTTGGACTGAAGTAAATGATCTAAGCACAGGTAGAGCAGGAGGTGCTTCTTTAGGAGGATCACAGTCTTCGGCTGCTGCAGCGTTGTATGCTGGTGGAACTCCACCTAATACAGCTATAACAGAAGAATTTACAGCAGATAATACGTTATCTACAGTAACCGTATCGTAGACTTGACCTTTATATAGAAAGATATATAAAGACACCAGAATGAATAAAGGAGATAGCATGACAAAAGAAAAGCGCAATATTGCGACTAAGTTAGAGACAGAATCAAAGTATTTAACAAACATCTTAGATAAGGATGATGTTAAAAATTTTAAGAAGTTAATACCAGAATTACAAGATACATGGATGAAGAAACAAATGTTTCGTACAGAAACAGAAATGAGATTCTCTGTGTTATCAGATAATAAATATCCAACGAAAGCTGCAAAGTATTGGCAATCGGTAAGAGAACAGAATACACACTTTGAAAACTTAGTTCACCTATCATTTGATGCTAGGAAGAATGAAGTTGAGATAAAGAAACTACAAAGAGATATCAAAAAAGAAAAAGATCCATTAGAAAAAGAACTTAAACAAGTAGAGCTAGAAGAAAAATTATATGGTAAAGCACAAATGGAACTTGTTGCTAAACATAGAATGAGAGAAGTTGCTTCTTGGTCTAAACTTAAAAAAGAGTTTGATGATGGTAACTTTGATAAGAGAGATGTGAACACGCACCAAGCTAAATCATATCTATTAAGATTACAAAGACAGAAAGAAACAATAACTCCTGGTACATCACAACCTGAAGTGTTTAATGTATTAGGACAACTAGAAGCTTTAGAAAAAGGTTTAAGAGAAAACACTTTATCTTTAGACGCTAAGAAAACTAAAAAATTAAAATGAAGTTCGACTTTGTTTATTTAGGTCAGACGGTCTTAAAATACCAGGTCCCCCTGGAAATATTCGTAGGTCTTAATGAAATCTACGAAAGACAAAAGAAACATTTGCCATCTGCTAACAAACAGTTAGTGGGTAAGATACAAGACGAAGTATCTTTATATTACTCAGGTCCTAACAACGATAAGATGCATCAACATTGTTTCTTGCCACAAGATATATTGAAATGGTTTCATACGGTCTTTGATCATTACACAGATTGGAACAAGATAGGCCCAACACAAAAGAACATAAATTCTGTGTGGGTTAATGAAATGAAAGCCAATGAATATAATCCTGTGCATATCCATCAAGGTAAACTCTATACAGGTTTATCTTCTGTAATGTGTTTAAAATTACCCAAAGATACAGGTGTTGAATATTCAGCAGAATCAAAACCTATGAATGGTAGACTTCAAATTATTGGTGCAGCTAACGGACAATTTTCTAAAACAGATTATTCTCCTAATATGAAGATAGGAGACTTTTATGTTTTTCCTTATGATATGAGACACTGTGTTTATCCCTTTAACGGAACAAAAGAAAAGAGAAGAACTTTAGTTTGTAATGTTGATGTTGATTACAATCCAGTATCTTCAAGAACAGGATCAGGGCAAAACGAATGATACCTAGAATGCCTAGATGGCAATCTTATGTTGCCACAACTACACAACCTATCTTTACACCTGAACAATGTAAAATGATTATTGATGCTGGTCATCAGTGTGCACCGGAACAAGCCAAAGTCGGTGGTGGAGAAGAAGGTAAATATGATACCAAGAAACGAGTGACAACGATATCTTGGATACCTTTTGATAAATTACCACAGATGTATAAAGTTATTGAGAATCAATTATCTATTGTAAACTTAAATCATTTTTATTTTGATGGTGTAAGACTTACAGAACCTGCACAGTTTACCGTATATCCTAAAAAAGGTTTTTATGATTGGCACATGGATCTTAATGCATTTGGTCAAGAAGGCCAGAATCCAATTAGAAAAATATCTATGACTTGTTTATTATCAGATCCATCAGAGTTTACTGGTGGTGATCTTTTATTTTCAGAAATGGGTGATAACAAACCTCTGCCCTTGAAACAAGGACAAGCTATATTCTTTGCATCATTTTTAAGACACAAAGTTGCACCCGTTAAGAAAGGTGTAAGAAAATCTTTAGTGATGTGGTTTGGAGGACCGCCATTTAAATGAGCCAACTCCAAAGAAAGATATTATTTCCAACTGCTGTTTATTTCAAAGATATACCTAATGCTAAAGAACTTAATAAATATTTATTTAAAGAAATAAAGAAGTGGCGCAAAGCAGATCCTGAAGGAGAAAAGAAAACTAATTCTGGTTTTGGCTGGCACAGTAAAACAGATATGGATAAGAGAAAAGAATATCAACCACTTATAGATGAATTATTTAAAATGGCACAAGAATGTAATATGGATTTTGGTATTAGTGGTAAACTAGGACTTGGTAATATGTGGGCTAACATCAATCCAACCTATAGCTATAACAAAACACATACACATCCTAACTCTATGTGGTCAGGTGTGTATTATATTAAAGTGCCTAAGAACTCAGGCAAATTATTTTTAGAAGATCCTAGACCAGGACCCAATACATATATGCCTCGAAGAGTAGAGAATTTACCCGAACAATTATGGAGAGTCTGTGCTTACGAACCTGTTGAAGGACGTATGATCTTTTTTCCATCTTGGCTTCCCCATGGTGTTGATATAAATATGAATACAGACAAAGGTGAAAAGAACTGGAGAATATCTGTATCTTATAATTTTATACAAGTATGAGTTTTAAGAAAAATAAATATCAAGTTATACGTGGTGCTATATCCAAAGAGATAGCAGACATAGCCTATAGGTATTTACAAATATCAGCAGAAGCAGATCATTGGATGTTAAACAATGGTGTGACTCATGCCGGTAACAAACTTGTAGGTAATTTTAATGACGTACAAGTTCCAAACTCTTATGCTAAATATGGTGATAGACTAATGGAGACATTACTAGTTAAAACTATAGCTGTGATGCAAAAGAAGACAGGATTAAAATTGGTACCAACATACTCATACACAAGACTTTATAGAAAAGGTAATATCTTACAGAGACACAAAGATAGACCTAGCTGCGAAATATCTACCACACTAAACCTAGGTGGAGATAGTTGGCCTATATTTATCGATCCTACGGGGTCTGACAACGTCATAGACGAGTATAAAGGCATACATAAGCCTGGAGCACCTAAAGGTATAAAAGTGGACTTAAAACCAGGAGATATGCTTATTTACTCTGGATGCGAGTTAGAACACTGGAGAGAGCCTTTTGAAGGCCAATTATGTGGTCAAGTATTCTTACATTATAATCATGCAGATGGAAGGTTTGCAAAGTCCAATTTGTATGATAAAAGACCTATGCTAGGAATAGTCAAATAACGTTGAACATCAACGCAATCTAATATAATCTGGAGATCTATGTTACAAAAGATAGGGTTTCAACCTGGTATAAATAAACAAATTACAGCTACAGCTGCAGAAGGTCAGTGGATAGATTGTGATAATGTTCGTTTTAGATATTCCACACCTGAGAAGATAGGGGGTTGGAAACAATTAGGAGCTGACAATGTTACAGGTGCAGCTAGAGAACTACATCAATTTACTAATAGCCAAGGTAGAAAGTATTCTATCATAGGAACAAACAGAATTTTATACGCATACTCAGGTGGTGTGTTTTATGATATACATCCTTTAGTTGATCCTGATGGATCAACTCTTACAAATGCTTTTACAACCATTAACGGATCAGCAACGGTTACTATAAATTTTTCTGGTGATCATGGTATTCAAGCTGGTGATATAGTTTTATTAGATAACTTTACAACAATTACAGATTCAAACTTTAGCGCATCTGACTTTGACGACATAAGATTTATGGCAACTACAGTGCCATCATCAAATAAAATTACAATTACAATGCCATCAGCAGAAACAGGAACTGGTGCTTCTTCTGCATCAGGAGGTATTAGGGTTAAAAAGTATTATCATGTAGGTCCTGACGTTCAAGAAGAAGGAGACGGTTGGTCTCTAGGATCTTGGGGTGGAGTAGAAGTAGGAGCTTTTACTACAGTTTTATCTGCTGATATAAATGCAGTTACAACAACAATAACATTAAATGATGCTTCTCAGTTTCCATCATCAGGGAACAGTTTTATTCAAATAGGAACAGAGGAAATACAATACACAGGAATCTCAGGTAATACTTTAACAGGTGTAACAAGAGGCGTAAGAAATACCACGGCAGCATTACACTCAGCCGGAGCCACAGTTACAAATACATCCGGTTTCGTAGCGTGGGATCAACAAGCATCTGGAGATTTA